ATGAAACTTATACAATGACAGCTGGAACAGGTGTAACTGTTGTAGGATTCGCTGATATTGAAAATCCTGATACTACACACGATGCTTTTAGTGTGGGTTCTTCTTTATGGAGAGTTCACGTTACTGGCAAAGACAGTGCTGCTGTTGATGTCATAAGACTGGCATAGGGGGTAGACAATGGCTGATGGTAACGGAACTAAGTTAGCTTCAAGAGCTAGTAATGAAGAAGGTGCATATATGTTTAATATGAATGATTCTTCTGCTTCATCTCATGCGTTAGATATGGGTGATAGTGGAAAAATCTATATGGTATATAGCACTGTAGCTAGAACTATAACTTTACCAGCAGTAGCTGCTGGACTTAAGTTCAAGTTCATAATGACTGACACAACAGCCGATAGTTCAATTACAACCAAGGAAGGTACTGCCTTGTTAAAAGGTGGTGCAGAATGTGGTGATGCTTATCTAACTCTTGCTGGTACTACTATAGTATTAGAAGCAGCTGGAGCGGTAGGAGACCATCTTGAATTGATTTGTGATGGTACATATTGGTATGTTAGTGGTCATGGCTCACATGATGCTAGCTTTTCAGTATCTTAGTAAATAAAAATAGGTGCCCTCTTCGACTTGATTCTCTCTTGTCGAGGGGGGTTACCTTAATAAGGAAATAAATGGCAACTATATCTGAAAAAGTTAAAGGTGTTACTGGATTTGGAGATATGAATCCAGCAGCTACTCATTTAAATGAAGGCATTAAGGAGGTTATATCTAACGTTCTTAAGTTTAATCCTACAGCAGGGTTAATTTTTGCTAAGGAGTCTGATGAGCAAACTGAAAATGGGTATAAGGTTGGTAGCGGAACGGTTTATTCTGTTGTTAGAGAAGATGGTACTGATGAACAATGGAGAGAGGCTAGATTAATAGATATAAGCAAGCAATATTTAGTTACTGATACAGATAGTATGTTTTATGCATCTAAATATAATCCTGTATATATAAGAGACAATAATGAGATAAATGTATTTCCTGTTCCTGGAGAGTCTAATGAATCTTATAAAGTGTACGAGATTGATTACCCAACGGAAGATGGAAATGGGATTGATTTATCTCCTTCAACTGATTTAGATAATGTTGGTATAGCTAATTTTCCTGAAGCTTTTTATCCTCATTTAATAATGTATCTAGCTATTAGAGGATTAGTAGCGAAACAAAATAGCATTATAGAGGATAAAGAGGATATTGAACTTGCTCGTTCTTTAGATTCTACAATACAGAATTTAAAAGAAGAATATGTAAATATGTTTATAAGTAAGGATGTTATATCGCCTCAACAACAAACAGAAGGTAGAAGAGGTAGAAGATAATGAAAGTACAACAATTAATGGAAAGAGTGAATAATTTTGAAACAGGTAAGATTATCGCTTATATTAAAGATGGTTTAGAAGATTTAAATATGAATTTTGAAACACATATAATGACTGAAAAGATTGATATAACGCAGAATCAAAGATTTTATGATATTCCTGATAATGTAATTAAGATTTTAGAAGTGAGAGGATTAAATCATTTGAATAGCAAAGATGAATATAGAAGGATACCGAGACTAGTTAATAAGCCTTGGGTTCCTGATGGAGATGATACATAATGGCTGATGTAAAAGAATACGCATTCTATATAGAAGGTTCTAAGCTGTGTATAGTGGAGAGAGACACTCAGTTTGATAATGATGTAAACTCAAAAGATTATGGCCCTGGTGTTCATAGAACACAATGGAAGTCTCCCAAGTCTACAGTAGCAGATGGAATACAGTTACAATACACCCATACTCCTGATTACTTTATTAATGAAACTGAAGATGTAGATACTCAGATAGATACTTATGTATCGACTGGAGGATTGCTTAAAATTATAGACCAAGGGGATAATGACTATACTCTTGCTCCTGAGAGTTTAAGCGATGGAAGCTATATAGTATTAAAAAAAGCTGGTAAATTCAATGGATTACATAAAGTTAAAGCAGCTGGTACAGGATATATCACTTTTTACACTAAATATAGCGGTAGCGCTACAGTACAAAAAGTATTTGAAGAAACTCCTGATTTATATTACAATGTAGATGTTTTAAATGATGAAGCAGACGAACTACCTATACCTTCATATTTAGAGAAAGCATTGATTTATTATGTAAAGGCTAAATTAGCCGAAGACGCAGGAGAGTTTGAAGCTAAAGAATATTTTATGAGAGAGTATAAAAAAATTACAGAAAAGTATGAAAGTTCATTAAAAGCGGGAGCCAGGATTATGGCTACCCCTGGACCGTACGCAATTAGATAATATTACATTCACGGTCTCACCAAAGACCTTAAAGTATAACTCAAAGGAGGATAAACTATGGCAGGAAGTTTAAATAAATTTACGGTACAAGAAGCGCAGAATGCTTCTTTAGGACAAGCGGGAGCTATAATGGTAACTGGGACAGCTGCAGTTACATGTAAAAATGGCGTATTCGTAGCGATAACATTTTTAGAAAATAGTATTTTCGGGGCATTAACATCAGAAGATACTCAAATGTATCCTGATGGTGTGGGTACAGGAACCGATATATCAGCAGCAAATGGTGACAATGTCCTTACAGAGACTTTTCCTAAAGGTGTAACTATATATGGAAGATGGACATCATTCCAGCTTGCAAGCGGTTTAGCTGTAGCATATAGAGGTTAATTATGCCACAATTTGGATTAGGGTTTTCCAGCAAAGAAAAGAATAGAACAGCAGACACTCCATTACAGTATAATTTTAATGAGGATTCTGATGAGGATTTTACAGGTTCTAATGCAACTATATCAACCACTACTGCTGGACTTACGACTAGAGCTATAAAAGTATTGACTACTCTTGCTAATGGATACGCATATAGAGAGTGTGTTGTTATGCCTTCTACTACATATCGATTTTCTGTAACGCTAGTTAGTGCTCAAACAGGTAGTGGAAATAAAAGTGTGGCATTTGGAACAAGTGCTGGCGATACTACTAATTTAGGTTGGACTGTTGAAAATACTCCAGGACAAAAGGTTACTGGAACAATTACAACAGGGGCTAGCCAAACAGCTTGTTTTGTAAACTTGAAAGTTCAAACTTATAATAAATTTGCATGTTGGGATGATTTAATATTGGAAGAGAATATTTAATATGCAGAAGTTAATTAAAGCAGTAAAACTATCAGAAGGTTTTAGAGATAAGGTTTATAAGTGTACAGAAGGTTATGACACTATAGGCTATGGCTTTGCTGTAAAAGATTTGGTTTTAGATGAAGATATTTGTGATATGATTCTAGAACGAAAGCTAAAATCCCTCATAGAAAGAGTCCATAAGAAATTCCCATTTGTAGAAGATTTGCCTGAAGAAGCTCAGGAAGTAGTCTATGAAATGTGTTATCAATTAGGACTAGGAGGGTTTTCTAAGTTTAAAAAGACTATACAGTTTTTAAGACTTGGAAATTACAAGGTATGTGCCGATGAGATGCTCGACTCCCGTTGGGCCCGTCAAACACCGAATCGTGCACAGAGATTAAGTAACATAATAAGGGAGATACCAAGTGAATTTGGAAACTAGATTAGAGAATCTTAAAAAACAACAAGAAATAATCAAAGAACAATTTATAAAAATTGCAGGTGCAATTGAATTAGTTGAAGGTATGATTGAAGACGAGAAAAATAATGGCACAGAAGAAGAACCAAAAAAGTCTAAAAAATAACTTTGATGTAGATAGATATAGAGAGGAAGTAATAACCTCTTTAACTGCATTAAAAGTAGATAATAGAAATATTAAGCAAACTCTTATTGAGCTGCGTTCTTTATTAAGAGAGCAGAATGGAAGAGTACGTCAGAATGAGACAGCTATCGGTTGGATAAAAGGAACTATGAGTGTTGCCTTTGCTGTCTTTTCTGGTTTTATTGCATGGTTATTTAACAAATAGGAGAGATTATATGCCAAAAGGAAATGATGGCGTTATAAAAAGAGCTATCGTTACTCCTGACAAGCATTTTCCACTACATGATAAAAAAGCTATAAATGTAGTGTGCAAGGCGATAGAGCTGGTAAAGCCTGATACGTATATTGATTTAGGAGATACAGGAGAATGGGAACATTTTAGTACCCACTATTGGAAAGGCAGAAGTGCTAAACCAATGGAAGATTTAATACCTTTGCTTAACAAAGATGTAAAAGCTGTTAATAAAGGGATGAATATAATAGATAAGTCTTTAGACAAAATCGGCTGTTCTGAGCGACATTTTGTTCAAGGTAACCATGAGGTATGGTTAGACAAGTTTGTGACTAGATACCCCTATTTATCGCATTATATGACCTATGAGGCTTTAAATTTAAAGAAAAGAGGGTATGAATATCATCCTTATAATAGAAAAAAGTGTTTAAAGATAGGAAAGATAAATTTTACACATGGTAAGTATACAACTAAATATCATTCTTTTAAGCATTTAGATATGTATGGTGAAAGTATAATGTACGGACATACACATGACTTGCAAAGACATACTCTTACAAAAGCAGGTGGTACAATAAGTGGGTGGAGTTTGGGTTGTCTTAAAGATATAGAGGCAGATGAAGATTGGCTAGGCGGAAGACTCACTAATTGGAATCATGGTTTTGCAATAATAGATTGGTATAAAGGTGGCAACTATACAGTTAATGTTGTAGAGATAATTAAAGGTAAAGCTACGGTTTGGGGCAATTATATAGATGGTGGTAAAAAATGATATTAGAAAAAGTTATAATAGATAAAGTCTTACGTGTTATTAGTAAGAAACTAAAGAATAAGAAAGAAGATGAAAAAATACGAAGACTTGAAAATGATGTTAGAAACCTACGAAGAAAAATTAAGAATTTAGAGCAGAAATTTACTGAAGAGTTCGTAACTTGTAGGGGTGAAAAAGTAAACGTAAAGGAGTTATAATATGGCTTATAAACAAAGAAATAAAGCAAGAATTGAATTGAAGAAAATGGTAAAGAACAAGAAAAAAGGTGGAGGTCTTAAGAGAAAGGCGGATTCACTTAGAGTGGCTAAAAATAAATATACAGTAGGAGTATAATATGGCTTATAGTAAACCAATGTCAGATAAAGAAAAAGGTAAAAGAAAGAGAAGACGGAGTCCAATAGGTGACAGAGTTGCTGCGACAAGAAAAAAGAGAAAGACGGAATATAAGAAAAAACAGAAATATATGAAAAAAATAAGGCAGCCTAAAGTAATAGTAAGGGCTAATAAATATAAGGAAGGAGAGTAAAATGAAAGCAATATTAATCGGTTTAAGTAAATTACTTACTAAAATAATTACACCTGAAATGAAGAAACAAGTATTTATATTCTTGGGTGATAAACTAGTATATTCTACTAAGAATAAATTAGACGATAAATTATGGGCATCAGTTAAAAACAAATTCTAAATGCCTAATAGTATATTAAAGATAGATAAATTTGAAGGAGGCATTAATAGTAATGCTGACCCCAAAGATATCGACAACTCTGAAGTTGCAGATGCAGTAGATGCTTATTTTGGAACAATAGGTCAAGTTTCTACTATAGGTAATGCAGAACACACTACTGACTTAGATGATGTAGGTAATTCTACTGTAACTGCTGGATATGGTTTGGCAAGTTTTCAGACAGGTTACTCTATAACCCAGCTTGTATCCGCACATTCAAGTTGGTCTAGCCCGACTACAACAGAAGGAACAAATGGTATAGACCCATTTTTTACTATAACTTTATCGGATTTTAGTGGTACGGATAATAGTAGTTTTAATACAATGGTTTTTTGCAATAGAAATAGGTCTTCGAAATTGCAGGAATGGATTGATATTACTGGAAATAGTTCTCAAGAAGAAGTTATTAGCTTGGACCCATGGGCATGTGTAGATAATTGGGGAATCAGAATACATATTGGTAGTGACCCTTATGGAACTCCTGACATATCATATCCTATAGATGGAGATTCTACTCAAGAGGTTACAATTTCTACTAGAGATGCTGGTAATAAAACTTTTACTTATAATATTTTAACCGCTAATGATGAGGCTGGAGTTAGTAAAAAATGGATAAAAATGCTTCCTGACTTACCTGGTAATGTTACGGATTCTAATATGTTAAATATATCATCCCAAGATATAGTTGATTTAGGATGGGCAAGTTCAGATTATATACCTCAGAATATGTATTTTTTTCAACAAAATCCTCAACTCCATACAGCTGAGTTCTTTCAAGGTACGCAGAACTCACAAATCTCTACTCCTACTGGTTACTCTCAAAACGGTAGAAGCAATCTTTTAATGGTTTTGGCAGGGATATTAAACCAACATCAACACACTACTGCAACACTTAATGGTGATGATGGTGAATTTTTATCGATAGATGTATCTATTTCTTCTGAACAATTTTCAGGAGACTATACTCCTTCAAATAAATATATATGGGTTGAATATAGGCATTATGGTAATAATCTAGAAACAATTGGTGAGAGTTGTTCATTTCCTGTTGTGAGCATGTCTTTAAATGAGCCTTTTCCAGTAGGGCTCGGCAATACAACTGAACAATCAAATACTCATTCCCTGGCACTTTACTTTTTTCAACAATATGATTGCAATTTTGATACTGGCTTGCCAGATAATGGGGGATATTGGGATATGAATTTTTTAAGTATTCCTCAAAAATTTGATACTAATCATTTTGCTTATGGAAACGATAGTAGACAAATAGTAGAAAATTATACAAATAATGCTCATGTTACTAACTTGATTACCACTGGTTGGATTAATACTGCAGGACAAGATATGCATCACCTTTTTGATAAAGTTAATGGTATAAAAAGACAACATGCAACTAGAAGAGTTATGCCAGGTAGGGATTTAACTCATTTTGTATGGCAATCTACATTGCAAAATACAGCTGGTACCAATGCAGCTACAAGTGGAGAGACCTATAAGGTTGCAATTACGGGTCCAAATATTGATGAAGAGTTTATAGCATCTCAAGCATATGCAGCTGATGCCAATGATACCTTTACTGAAATAGTTGCAACATTAGCAGGGCAAATTGGCGAGACAGTTAGTGGCACAGATTTAGTAAGTGAAGGAGATATGGCAGGAGCTGATGATGGTAATCCTTGGACGACTAATACAGGATGGGCAATAGGTAGTGGTGTTGCTACATGCTCTGCGGGTAATACTACTTTAGAGCAAACTATGTCTGGAGGGACTTGGTCAGCTAGTACTTATTATCAGGTTAAATTCGATGTTTCTATTACTTCAGGAACATTGTATGTCGATTTAGGAGATAATACAGGAGGGAATAAAAAAACTATTGTGACGAGTGGTGCTAATAGATACGAATATATCAGGACTCCAGATACACTAAGTGGAAACTTACTTAGATTTTATGGTGGGTCTTTTAGAGGAACAGTAGATAACGTAAGTGTTAAAAAGGTTACTGCTGGGGTTCCAGGGGTGAGCGCTAGCGTTCCTAGTGGAGCAATTTTAAAAATAGAAACTACTCAATTAGGCCAAGCACAATCCTATCAAATACGTCCCAGTATAACAAGAGCTCTTAATACTCCTGTAGTGGCTCAAAGAACAGAAGTTCTTTTATTGGTAGATGGTAATAGTGATATGTATTGTGCAGATACATCTTCTACAATATGGTTAGACCTTTTAAATAATAATAATAGCCATACGGTTATTGCATCTTTTGCAGCTGGAACATCAGGAGCTTCTGTTGATACAGAAATTACAACATCTAGTAATCATGGATTAAGTAATGATGATGTTGTTTCTGTGAAAGGTACTACTAATTATGATGGTATTTATAAAATAGATGCTGTTGATTCAACAACTACTTTTGATATAGAGAAACCTTATGTTGCAGAAACTGCAGATAGTGCAATGACAATTACAAAGTTAAATATAGAATCTGTAAATAGTAGGTCTACCTTATTATGGACTCAATCTGGAGCTAAGCTTCAAACATATGCTAATAATGGAGTTTTAAGATTGTCGGATTCCAATTTTGATAATGCTCATAATAAGTCGTCTTGGTTAGGACATATAAATAAACCAAATCTTTTTAATCAAACTGGTACTGGTACTACAAAATCTTCGCTTGCAGGTTGGTATGTAAAAGACCAAAAACAAAAATTTGCTGATAATCCTACAGATTGGATAGCTGCTGATTGGAGGTATGAATCTGAAGCAGCTACTAGTGTTCATATAGGAAATCTTCTTAGTGGTGCCCAAAAGACGTTCCTTGGAGATGCTTTGGAAACTGATGATGTGATGCTTGATTTTGGTGGTAATAATGGTGATGGGACGACTACCTTAATAGACTCAGATGGATTTTCTCAAACTAACGCTTCATTTGCGGTATCTAGTGGAACTGGGCTTCTTACTAATACTGCTTCCGCTCAAGGAATAGTAACTCTTCCTTTAACTACAGTAGCAGGGAAATCATATCAGGTTAGATTTGACGTAACTGCTCAAACAAATTCTCATGTTAATGTTTCTTTAGGCAGTACAGCTGCTTATAATTCGTCTAACAAATTTACAACTTCTGGTACTGGAAATAATTTTATATTAGATGTGCCTTATGTAGCAGATGACACAACCTCATTTCTAGCTATTCAAATGACAACTAGTACTAGTGGAGCTACTGTAAATCTTGATAATATAGAGGTATATGAAGAAGTAGTCCATGGTAAGGGTGGTATGAAAATATGCATATTACCTGCTTCTGGAAGTGGAGTAAGTTGGAACGCTGAATGGACAAATACTAACTATAAGTTCTATGTATGTGCTAGATTTGACGATGGCACTGAAACACAACCATCTGAAACAGATGTTGATGGATTGGTAGCAAAGTTTGGGTCTGATTATTATATAGAAAATTCTGGTACTGACAAGTTTTTTGTTTCAGCCAAGGTTGAGCCTATTGACTCTAACGGTCATTATGTTTTTGATGAAAGGATGACAGGCTTTGTAATTTATTTTTCAAAAGAAGATGAAGG